GGAATGAGGAAGAACAAGATTGGGAAATCAGCTCTACCTATGACGATATGTGGTGTGACGACTGTGAAGATACTGCATCTGTGAATTGGGTGAACATATGACAGACGCTCGAAAGAACAGCTACAAACGATACGTACTCCACATGCTAGAACAGGATCGAACGGTGGAAATTATAACCTTCCAAGATTGGTTGGTTAAATATTTCCCTCACGTGCTACCAAACAAATGGAAGGAGGTAAGCAGAAATGAGTGACGAAAGTCTGGAGGTGAAGTGATGGACAATGATACAAGGGCTGTGAAAGATATCCCAACTTATGGGCAGTACGCAATGAAATGCGCTGAAGTCAATCAACTCCAAGCCAAGATCGAGGAGCTGGAAGGAAAAGCGTACTGGAAAGAAATTTCTGATATACAGGCAGACGAATATCGGGATGAACTAGAAGCCAAGGTCGAGGCGCTGGAGACTGCGCTAAACATTGACGCACTGCAAGCCACCATCACCGAGCTGAATGCTGAACGAGGAAACTTTAATACGTTCTGGGCCTGTAAAGAGCACAGCAATAACGCCTCATTGCGCTGTGCTATTTGTGATGAAAATAAGATCATTGAACTAGAAGCCAAAGTCGAATCCCTGCAAGCCAAGGTCGAGGAGCAGCGCAAACATATAAATATAATGGCAACAGCGCTTTCTGAGATAAAGGCAACTGACGATGGAAATAGTGGTCAGGAAATAGGCACGATTTTAGGTTGGAGCATAGAGCAAATAGCAGCACTAAAGCAGGAGAGTGGGTGAAGAATGAACACTGAATCCCTAAACGAACATCTGGCCCGCGAGGGTATGGGGTGGGAGTGCCTGCGCTTTTCACCTATTCATGATGGGTTCCACTACAAGACGCCACAGGGAAAGATGTACTATGACGACTGGAACCCCTGCGAGAATATCGAACAAGCATTTATGGTGCTGGAGAAGTTTGAGGATTGGACAGTGGCAAAAATTCAACCATCTGGAGATTATGGTTGTTTAATCGGTGATTTTAATTCGGATTGCAGGAAAAGAAACAAGTCCCTCCCCCTCGCCATATCCCTAGCCGCTGCCCGTGCTACTGGGTGGACAGAATGAACGAGTTAGATTATATTAAACTAGAGGCCCTGTCTTTAGGAGAAGACGAAAGTATTACTGCTCTTTGTCCTAATTGTGGTCGGAATAAACTCGGAATAACAAGGAGAGAAGGGAGTATTCTGTACCAGTGCTGGCGTCCTTCCTGCAACACTAAAGGTGTAATAGGGGGCTCTGTTGGGTACTCTGAAGACAAGGTTAAACCTCCTCCACCTACGTTCTTCCAAAAAGAAAGTTCTTTCCTAGGTCGGAACTTCTATGAAGAATACTTGTCTAAGTACGAAATCAAACTCACTACTCTAAGAATGGAACAATTTCGTAAGATACTAGGAGTTGCTGGAATTAGTATGAACTTATTCAATGGGGACGGAAAATACTTTGGAAAAACAACGAAGTATTTTGGATCAGGGAATAAGGCTATGCATTACATAGAAGACAAGACCCAGCCCATGCTCCACTACACTCGAAACAGATGTCTGGAGAATAAAGACACTGTGATACTAGTAGAAGATGTCCTATCAGCAATTAAAGTTACTCAGTATTGTAACATCCAAGGAGTTGCCCTACTGGGCACAACTCTAAATGATGATAAAGTCAGAGCCCTACTAAAGCAGGGGTATAAGAAAGTTGTTCTATGGCTGGACTGGGATGCTAGGGAGAAGGCCCATCTACTGAAAAGGAAATACAATTTATTCTTTAGTGAGTTTCATGTGTTAGAGACATTATCAGACCCAAAAGATTTGGGACATGAATATATGAAAAAGACAGTGGATTTACTATTATAGGAGATTTACAACATAGAAAATAAAATACTGAACGCTGCTTGCCTTGATAGGGGAGCATATATCGAGCTAAATGGATACCATATACGAGGCGATCTGTCCGATCAAGGACAGGTGCTATGGGATCAAATAGCTGCTTACTACAGTAAGGATGATAGCGCCCAAAAGGTTGACACTGATTTACTGAAGGTGGGTCTGGAGCAAGCACTACCTAAACATGCTGACATGCTAGCAGGGGTAGTGGACTCCTTTACAGATACCTCAGTATCAAATGTCATTCAAGCAGTACTGGACCAAAAGACGGAAAGGAACGCCCGTGAATTAGGACAGGCTCTAGCAGTGGGAGAAAAGTCTAAGATTTCTAAGCTCTGGGAAGAGAGAGAATTGTTGCTCCTAGGAGAACTAGGAAGCGATACTTCTAGTGAGATTATAATCGCCCCAGACCTTAATGATCTTTTCGCAATGAGACAACAGGAAAATAGGTTGTCTTTCACCCCACCCCAACTTAACGACGCCTTAGAAGGTGGAGCACTACCCGGTCATCACATACTGATATTTGGTGTGACTGACCTAGGTAAGACTCTGTTGGTACTTGATGAAATACGACACTGGATAGCGCAAGGCAAGAAAGTGTTGTACATATGTAACGAAGATCCCATGTCGGATCTTGTAGAGCGTATGCTAGTATCAATTACAGGTAGAGATAAGTGGGCCGTCCGTAAATACTATCAAAAGGCAGAGGCCCTAGCCATGAAGAAAGGCTGGGATAATCTGATCTGGGCTCCACTAGCCCCCGGAACTCCGTCTGAGATAGAAGCACTTGTAAATAAATATAACCCTGATATAGTCGTGGCTGATCAAGTTCGTAATATAGACACAGGTGACCACGATTTAGTCCGCCGATTAGAGTCCGGTGCAATCTTCATGCGTAATCTAGCCAAGAGATATGGTCTAGTTAGCGTGAGCGTAGCACAGGGAGCTGATAGTGCAGATGGTAGAGCCGTCCTGCAAAGAGGTGACGTAGATAACTCTAATGTAGGGTTACCGGGAGCAACAGACCTGATGTTAGGTATTGGTGCTACCCAAGAAATGGAAATGAATGGCACTAGGTGCCTGAGTTTCTGTAAGAATAAGGTATCAGGACAGAAAACCCCTGTCACTGTGTTTTTTAACACCAAGATCATGAGAATGGAGTAATGAGTAAAGGATCTAAGAGGAGGCCCGGAAATGGCTATGAAGAAAACTATGACAAAATCTTCGGTGAGAAAAGGGACGAGAGCAAGGAAGACTCAAGTACACCAGAAGAAAAAAGTGAAAGCAACAAATGATTGGTTTATGGATCAAATGGAAGAGTACGGACATATCTTTGAACCTATAGTCAATCCTAAACAGGAGAAAAATGATTAATGAACTTTATAATGATCTACCCACTTGGCTCAATCCTCCTGACTATAGCAGGTATCTTAGCGATAATTATGTCGTCGTTGATTTCGAAACTACGAACCTAGACAAAGGATCACCATATGATAGAGACAACAGAATTGTTTCTGGACAGTGGAAATGTGGCCCAGATCATGAAGAATTTACCGGGACTACAGAGTATATTAGAGGAAATGAGTATGAACTCGGACGCCTCGTTGAAGCGATTGAGCAAGCCGATTTTTGGGTTGCACATAACTCGAAATTCGAATATGGATGGTTGGAGCGTTGTGGTCTTCCACTCGAAAAAAGCTTGGCATGGTGTACTCAACTCGGTGAATACGTCATCAGGTCTAACAGGCCCGGATTACTTAATCTGGATGCATGTCTCGCCAGAAGAGGGTACAAATCTAAAGATCGCCTCGGCAAGTTACTCCTAAAATGTGGGATCTGTCCCAGTATTTGGCCGGAGAGCTGGCTAGAGAAATATGCTAAGCCTGATGTTTATCTGACTGAGAGATTATTCTTAGACCAGAGAGAGGCTATTGTACGAACCAATAAACTAGGGTGTATTTTCACCCGTAATATCTTTACACCAGTCCTAGTGGACATAGAGAAGAATGGTCTGTGTCTGGACAAAGAGCGTGTAGAGATTCTATACAGAGATTACCACCATAAGATGCAAGATCTGGAATCCCAACTTGTAGAACTCATAGGTGGAGCCAATCTCAATTCCCCAAAGCAGATGAGACAAGTCTTGTACGAAGACTTCAAGTTCAAGGAGCCTACTGCTGCTAAGTGGTTGGGCAAGAATGGTGATCCGACTACTAAGTCTGATTACATATTGACCCTGAAGCCTAAGAACAAGAAACAAGCAAAACTACAGTCATTGCAGAAAGAAGCGAGCAACGTCGGTGCCGCCCTAAGTAAAGCGCTGAACAAGTTCATGGACTGTGTGACTGAGAGAGATGATAACATCCTGTTTGCTGCTCTTATTCAAACTCGTACAGCCACCCAAAGGCTGGCATCTCTGGGTAAAGAGTATAAAGCCCAGATGCAGAATATCCACAGGATATTTAAACCACTATTCAAAGCTCGTGAAGAGGACTGGCTAGTGGGTGAGTTTGATCAAGCCCAACTCGAATACCGTGTCGCAGTATTCTTGGGCCAAGACGAAGCAGGAATGAAAAGTATTGTGGAGAAGATAGATAGACATGCTATCACTGCCACTAAAATATTTGGTGATGAGTTTGTTAATCCAAGCTCTAAGGAACGACGAGATGAGCTAAGAACTGATGCTAAAGCAGATACGTTTAAGCCTTTGTATGGAGGACAGAGTGGTACTCCCGGGCAAGTAGCGTACTACGAGGCATTCAAAGCTGAGCACACCGGCATTGTAACAGCACAGACTAAATGGAAGCACGACGCCCTTAATACAGGACGGGTGCGAATCCCTACTGGTCTGACCTTCTACTTTCCTAACACCAAGATGACTAAAACAGGGTACATAACTAACAGCACTAACATATGTAATTATCCTGTGCAGTCACTAGCCACCGCTGATATCGTACCAGTAATGGTTACGTACATGTGGTACTTTATGAGAGCGGCTAAGTTACAATCGTTCTTAGTAAACACTGTTCACGATTCAGCAATAGCTGAAATACATCCAGATGAAACTAAAGTGATGGAAGATATAGCCAGTCACAGTGGAACAGATGTGGTGATCAAGTATTTGAAGCACGTATATAATATAGATTTTAACGTGCCACTAGAAGTAGAAAGCAAGTTTGCATCCCATTGGAACGACAGTGAATACTGGCGTAAGAAATATTTAAAATAATTGGGAACTTTTTTGTAATTATATTGTCTAACAAATAGTTAGAAAATAAATGGAGATCATATAGATTGAGTAATATTATAGTTGGAACTGTTGCAGCAATGAGTGCTAAGGAACTGAGTTCAGGAACTTACTACTCTGTTTGCGTAAAAACCGATAGCGGAGACCTTTGGTTCCGTACAGGTAAAAAACAAGCCCCTTGCCAAAAGGGAAATCGAGTAAAGTTTTCATTCACCGAAGACAAGTATGGTAAGCACATGGATCTGGCATCCCTTCAATCCAAAGAAGGAGAAGCTGTAGAGACAAAGGCCGCTGGTAAGGCTGCGGGTAAAACTGATTGGGATGCTAAAGATAAGAAGATTACTTATATGGCAGTCCTGAAGGAAGCAACGCCTATTGTTATGGCAGCAACTGAGTTGGGATACCTTGGTATCGCCAAGAGTAAGAAGCCTGCTGAAAAATACGAGCTGTTCCTTGAGCAGATTAAAGCGGTAGCAGACGAGCTATACAAGACCGTCTTTGAAGTACCTGATCGTCATGACGAGATCATGGCTTCTGCGGAAGAACTGGAAGCTGAATTTGATACTAACATGTCAGATGAAGTACCACCGGAAGACGAAGTAGAGGAAGATGGAGAATGGTAATGAAAGAGGATGTACTCAGTACTGACCTTCTGAAATTCCCAATGCCAGTAGGTGATGTATTTGTCATTGAGGTAGTAGAAGGATCTGTATTCACTAAAGAATACAAGGATACTAAAATGTACCAGATCAAGAATATCTTTTCTGATGTCGTAGAGGGAGAATCAATCTCTCTGGCCCGTGCTATCTTGCAGTGCCAAGCATCTGAAAAATCCTTAGCCCGATTACAAGGGGGTATTCTAGGAGATCACGAAATGCTGGCTATGGAAACTATGTTCGACGAGATGGATGATGGCGGACGAACCCACTAGTATCCTAGCCCCGTTTGACGATGAGACCCAAGAGTTCTTGGGTTTCGTCGATCAAGCGTGTAAAACAGCAATGGACGAACTCCGAGAGGAGAGGAACAGATGTGAAAAGACTGGGGAAGAGTTTCAGCTTACCTATGAGGTAGCAGCAACCCTTAACATGGTCCGTGCCTTCGGTATTCTATACAACAGAAGTATTGATGCTGGCTGGATAAAAGGAGTACACACAGAGCAACAGGAGATTATACTAGAGTGAGTGAACTAACTGCCCTGATAGATGGTGACATAATTGTATATCGTGCAGCGTTTGCCTGTCAGAAAACGGTATACACTCATGTTCCTACTGGGGAGTTCTTCACAGGTAAACAGAAAGCTAATGACTGGTTAGTTGAGACACTAGACGGTCCTGAGAAAGGTGTCCGCGCTTGGATTAAGGAGCACTGGAACGAAGAGGATTGGGAGATGGAAGTAATAGTTGAGCCTATCAACAATCTACATTTCCTAATCAATAAGTTTATTGAAGACATCATGAAGGAAACTGGTGCTGTGAACTATCAGGTTTACCTGTCTCCCCGTAAATGTTTCAGGCACGAAATAGCCACAGTAAAAGAGTATAAGAGTGGTAGGCCTGAAGGTCCTAAACTCAAACACTCCGCTAGGAAATTCCTACTGGATTTCTATGATGCTACTGTCCCAGAGAATCTAGAAGCTGATGATGCTATGGGAATGGCCCAGACTACAACTACAGTCATATGCTCAAACGACAAAGATTTACAGCAAGTCCCCGGACGGCACTACAACTTTGTGACAGATG